TATAAAGTCTCGGTTTAGGTAAGGAAAAAAGTTGATTAATGGAGGTTAAATAAGCTGTTTACGGGAAGTAAAAGTTACGTTTTCGAGAATATCAATAACAGTTCACCCGTAGTCGTGTCTGAGCAATTGTCCGTTTGTACATTTATGTTGTTATTTTATAACATTTATGTACTAATGCGGACCCATTGTTTGGATTCTTGCGTATATTTGTGAAGTTTGTCCACGTGTGTGCTTCTTGCACACATGTGTACTTATTTTTACTTATATACAAAAGATTTTATCCTACGGCATTTTGAATATTCTGCCATAATTGAATATTCCCCTCCTATGTTGTTTTAGGAGTTAGATATGATCCAGGTAGTATTTCTACCAACTGTTTGTTTTTCGGAACAGTACCTGGCAAAACCCCGGACACGGGGTATATAAATATGTTTTGCTGCCTTATAATTTTATGAACTAAAATATTATGAGATGATACTCTACATACCTAGCAGCCAGTATTAGAGAGTATTACAAAACAAAATAAAAATAAAACGATATTAGAATTTTGAGAAGTTAGAATTTTATCTATGCGAAATTTGTACATAGTTTGGAGTTATATTTGAGTCATTGGCGAGCGATGACAAGGATACCAATCTTATTAATGGTCTTGAACATGAATCACCAGGGGTCGTACCCGCATGTTTTGTCACCTTAAGTGGTGGATTATATTATAACCATACTGTAGTGATGTCAGTGTTGTAATATAACGCAGTACGAATACCAAATAAATCTTGATAATTAATTTAGATTTTGTATAGAAACCCGCTCTTTGTTTCATTGAAACATATTCCGTTGGAGCGATACGATCATCGGAATTGATATCCTAATCTAGGGTCTTCATTGGATATGGTAGTACCAGACCAGTGTCGTAATCACCTGCCTCGTGGGGCGGATGAGGGCTTTATCGGAGTTCATTTCTCCCTTACCCTAATTAAACTAGGGAGAGAGATGCTCATATAGGGCCACAACAGGGGCCCGACCACCTAGACCTACGTCGTCTATGAGTGACTGTGGAGAGATGAAGACTACTCTCCTAGTCCGGTATCCTATGAGCTATCACACTATTTGCGATTTTTATGAATGACACACCAAAGTGCTTATAAAGTACAACTCTTTGTTAGTGGTGTTGATAATAATTATTGTGGAGTGAAAGTTATGTAGGAGCTGGAACTGTTGCCTTAGATCCGATGAAAACCACGCATTTCCCTTTGCGAATAATGGTTTAATGATTCGAACGTGAAGCTGATACATTAGGAATGAGATTTGTAAATTGTATACGTGTTTGTTGATTTGAAGGGCTCTGAAAAGAATTACCCTAGTCAAAATACCTATGCATTAGCATTTCTAGATACTTTTGTTGTTGCCTATAGTACGTAAGGTTGTACATTGCTCATGGCAATCCTCAAGGGATTGGCTGAGCGATGTGGGGCATTTACTAAATTGTAAAATGACTCATATCGCAATTGGCCATGGCGCGGACACAGTCCAAGCTGAAATGTTGGAGACGGGAACGTCAAATTTGGAATTTGAAAGTTGGTTGGAGGATGAATTTGAAACGTTAGAATACGGTTCAAGATGTAATGTGTTGTCGATGGAAGGAAGACGATATTTGAGATCGTATGATGCACAATGGACAGTGCACGGTGGTAATGTGTATTTGGATGGATTTTATATGTGTCCTTTGGAAGTGGAAGAATGTTGGAATAGTGTTGGTAGGTATTTTTACAGGACCACTGACTACGAAATATTTGAATATTATCTAGACGATGTTGTTCAAAGTGAGTTTGTTAAGTGGCTCCACTACAAGGCCGTTTATACATGTAATGAACGTATTGTGTACAAACGAGGGTTACTTTGGCATGATAGTAAGTTATATTATGCCGATTCACAAGATGTTTTATGTTTTGAAAATTTTACTTTGACAAGTAGGGCCGATTTTTGTTATGAAAATAGGGCACACTGGATTCAAAGCTGTATTGAAGCGCAAAGCGGTTCTGAAAAAGACTTTGCGAGATCCAAGTATGAGCGTAAGCAGTCACGTCGTGAGACTGCGAAAACTAAGTGTATGGCTGAGTTGGCGAAACTACATCAAACTCTTAGTGGTTCTAAATTAGCTAATACTCGGAAAAATTTGAAAAGGAAATTGGCGCAGTGTGGCGCCATGATAACGGAGGAATCCGGATTTGATCCCAAATTAACGCTTGAGATGTTGGAGAAAGCAGGTGGATTGTTTTTAATGACCTATTATGATCAACCTATATTTAAAGCGTTAAGTGCGGGGTTACTGCTTGTTCGTGGTAGCGTATCCGTATTGGTTTATGACACATTGATGTCTTTCGTGTCAGAATTTAAGGATTGGAAAGCGACTCTAAAAGAATTCGTCACTTGGATGAAGTTAGTAGTCTTGGATGTTGACAAGTTCAAAAATAACAGGTTTGCGAAGCCATTCGCACGACTTGTTTCTCAAATGTTCTCGGTATTTTTATGTCCCGATTTGAACACAAAAATCAAAGAGGTGTTTAGCGATAATAAAGTGGTAAATGGAATATTAGATTTCTTCGGCAATGAATTTCACCCGTTAGAGTCAGTATTACATTTTGTAACTTATATTGCTAATGCGGTTGATTTATTTGTACAAACTGGAGAGTTAACTGGTTTCGTTGAAACGCAATCAGTTGATGATATAATTATGTCTGAACTAAGAGAAATGAGAGATGCGTATGGTCTTTTTAAAACTGGAGATATTGAATTTGTTAAATCCTATAAACTATATGACTTCGTTAAAAGGTTGAATGAATTAAGAGAGAAGTTGGTAATTTTGCGTAAGGCGCGCAAGGCTTTCGATCTAAAAGAGATCGATAATTGGATCCGAGAGGTTGATTCCATGGTGCGTGAGGTTGCAGTACATAATTTGCATAACTCCGCTAAAATCCAAGGATATTATATGTCTATTTCCTCGGGTTCAGGGATCAGTAAAGGCCATCTGATGAATTTGTTTGCAAATACTGTAGCAGCATCAAATAATATTCCCTTTTCACCGGAATATCATTATTCTTTAAATCAGGCTAATAAATTTCAGTCTGGATGGAAGAATCACACAACTATTGTTAAAGTTGATGATGCTGCAGCAATGAGATCCACTGTCACAGAAACTTTGTGTCTCGCAGATTGGCTCATTAGAGGTTCGAACAATGTTCCTCATGAATTGTTGGGAGCTGATATTTCAGAAAAAGGAACGTTGTTTAATAGGTCTCTTGTGGAGGTATGGTCGTCCAATTCGTTTGATATGTTTTTCCATGAAGAAGCGCGTTTTTCTAGTGCTCTTCAAAGGAGATTTCAAGTCAAGTTTACCGCTAGAGTTAAGCCAGCGTTTACTAAACGAATTTCTGTTCAAGGGAAGAACTCTAGTCAAATCGACTATGACCAGATGCCTGAGGATATGAGAGTAGAGATCGCACCGGATGCATGGCTATTTACTGCTTATGTGTGCCAGATCGTGGATGAACCTATGAAGGTTAAAACTACATTAGGAGCAGGGCAACCCGAAATTGACAATGATTTTCTTTTTGTCATTCCAGAATATGAAGGGAAGCCCATGAAAGATGTTAGTATTGATGTCGTTCTAAACTTTTTGCGAGAAGATTCTCAGCGCCATTTTACGCAACAACAGCGTGTGCTAGAGATGGCCGCAAAATTGACAGATAAATCTAACTATTGTAGTCATGGTCTTCCAGATTGTGTTACATGTAAGGAATGTAGTAAGACTTTTGTGGGTGTTATTAAGAAGTACAAGAAAGATCACTCGGAATGGAAGGAAAAGGTTGAAAAATTGCGTAATCGCATTTGTAAGTATGAGTCGGACAAAGTCAAGTTTCTTGAAGCGCGAGGAAAGGTTTTTTGGAAGAAGTCTATAAATGAATTGGAGTCTGTTGACAGAGGAAAAATGCATTATTGTAGTCCTAACTACGATTATGTTCATTCTCATCCATGGAAAATATATGACAAGGCTAAATTGTATAAATCAACTTATGTTCATGATGGAGTAACTTATAGCGTCACAAAAGAGGTGAATGTTGCTGCATTAAAAGATATGCCTTTTGGGAATTTGTTGTTGGATCCCGCACTCATTAAGGAGGAATCCTCTCCTCGAGAGCGCGTGTATTATATGAAAGGACTTCTTGAAGCTATTAAATCGTACAGAGTGGATACTAGTGACATGATGAAACATGCTTACAATGTAGTAGAATTGGGTAAGTATATAAAGAAGTCACTTGGCAAAACTTTGCAAAGTTGGTTTGATACATTCGTCTACGATGTGTTTATGGCGCTTGTTGACCGAGTTGTTGAGTATTTGGGCAAAGTTTTTGAAGACCCATGGAAGAATGTTCCGGCTGGTGTTGAAGGAACCGTTCTAGGAGCTTACATACACTCGAAACAACCCGTACTTCGGTGCGCTATGGCAGTTGATTGGTTGATGTACAAGAATTCCATTTTTCAATCATGGTTAGACAACCCTTATGCAACACCGGTTGTTAAACCTTCGTACAGACTAACTGCGCACATATACAGAAACGGCTTGCCTTTTATGGATCCAATTGCAACTCCGAAGAAAATTGATCGCAAGAGAGCAGAGGAAGCGATTCCTCTCACATTGGAAGAATTCGTTTTAGAAGGAGGACGACAAATAAGTGTGGAGGAGAAGATTAGGAAGTCCAGAGATCCGCAGCTGTTGCGAGATTCGGTAATACCGATGATATTGGGGTGTTCTGCAGTTATGGCATTCATACCACGTTTGATCCAAAACATTTCAGGCTTATACATCGAGGAACAGGTTGGACATATGGTATCTGTGGCTCAGATAAAACAATTGGATAAAGAAGAATCTCAAAATTGGTATAGAGCTAAGCAGGAAATAATGTTGAATCAAGTGAAAGTGTCTTCCATTATCAAGTTTACAGAGTTGGAAAATTTGATAAATAAAAATACTTTTCACGTCGTAAATGAAACTACTAAAGAACGTTTGTGTGGTTTCTCCCCTAAGAATCAATTTATTCTGTTACCTAACCATTTCGTTGAGAGGAGTATTGGTCACGTTCTTGAGTTGACTAAAGTACCCCATTCTTCAAGTCCTGGGAATGCTAAAGTAAAGATTTGTTTACAGCAGCAGAGTATTTTCCGTATGCCAGGTGATTTGTGTTTGATATATGTAGCGCAGTTGATGGACCACATGCGTACTAAAGATCTGGTGAACTATTTTCCAGATGCTATTATTCATGACAATTGTTCAGGACGCCTACTGTGGAAAGATGCAGAAGGAAATCCAGTCTCTTTTGATGCTACTGATATAGTGTATAATCCAAAGTGTAATATTGAGCGAGTACCTCTTGGGCAAGAACCACAGTCCCCTTTTGACGGTTACGCTTATTTTGCGCGAACTTTTAATGGGTTGTGTGGAGCTGTGTTGGTAGACCACACCCATAAGAAGAGTAGTATCATGGGATTGCACATTGGAGGTAGGGACCTCGATTCGACCGGACACGCCTGCGCTGTACTGAGGAAGGATGTAGAAAAAGGAATTTCAAACTTTAAACATTGCATGGTCGAACAACAAAGCTCAGTGTCTTTGGAGTCTTATGGGATAGAATTATTTGATCCCGCTGTTTATAAGAAAAACCCTGTTTTTGACACAGTAGATAGAATTGACCACGTTGAAGTAATTGGTACTCTTAAAGCAAGAAAAACTCCAGTAAGTAAGGTTGTGAAAACTCCGATATGCGATGATGTACGCAAAGAATTCAAGTTGGAAGTGGATTGGGGTGCTCCATCGTTTAAGCACGATGGAGACAAACGTCATGGAGTACGGAGTTTGTATAAAGTCTTGAGTACTAAACAAGTATTGAAACATCCTGAATTGCTACAGAAAGCTGTCACTGACTACAAATCGAGAGTAACGTCTGCACTTGAAAGAGATCTGGATTTTTGGAAAAGTCAAATCCATATATTGGATGACGGTCAAATTGTGAATGGTACAGGAGTGAAGTTTGTTAATGGTATGAACATGTCTACGAAGTTCGATGCGCACTTGCCTGGCCCCAAAAGCAATTATGCAAAGCAAGATGTTAACGGGCAATGGCATTTCGATGAGTTTGTTTGGACAGAGTTTAAGGCGCGCGAGGAGTTGATGAAACAAGGCTTTTTGTCGTATGAATTATTGCAACAATCCCTAAAGAATGAAGCAACGCCAATGGCGAAAGTTGAATTGGGTAAGGTCAGAAGTTTCTTTATGTGTGGTACTCCTTTTCAAATGATTCTGCGGAAGTATCTTCAGACTACGTGTAGGTTCTTTTGTTTGAATACACCTTGGACAGAGTGTGCAGTTGGAATTAATCCTCACAGTAAGAGTTGGGATCGCCTGTTTGAGGAAGTACTGAAGTTTCGAAGGCTGATTGCGACTGATTTTAAAAACTTTGATCTCACTACGCTGTTTGATGTACTTTCCGAAGCGTTGGACATTCTATTTTTCCCGCGGCGTTATGTAGCAGAAATTTCTGAGCAGGAGAAGAATGTTCACAAGTGTATTAAACATGCTATTCTTTTCGCGTTGTGTGATATAAATGGTGACGTGATGGTTTTGCGTGGGATTATCCCTTCTGGTATAAACTTGACATCTATATTGGGTTGTGTTGTAAATTCCTTGAATTTTAGGATGGCTTACTATTTACTCAATATATCATCACAGAGTTTCCACGAGCGATGTATTCTGAGAACATATGGCGACGATTCATTCGGTTCTACAAATGATAAAAGATTCTCAGTTAGAAACATTCTCTATGCTTTTTCCGTTATTGGTATATATGCTACGGATGCCCACAAAAACACTGTGTCTACCGTTGATTTTTACGATGTTGATGATATAGAATTTTTGAAAAGAACAGGGAGATTTGATGCGGAATTTGGCGTTAGGGTAGCGCCACTTTTGGAAGGGAGCAGGTTTAAAATGCTGTGTTGCCATGTTCCCACAAAAACAATGACACTAGAGGCTGTTACAGGACAGTGTGTCGACAATTTCCTGCTTGAAACTGCGTTCCTCGGCAGGAAAGAATATGAAAGTGCTAGAACTAAGATAACTAAGATCGTTAAAAAGCACAATTTGGAACGCTTCTGTCATACGTTAGATTTCACCTTCGATGACAGGTTAAAAGAATGGAGGTGGAAGTATGATGAGACAGCATTGGTTACCGAGGCGGATTACAAGAGTTCGTTTGATGCCTTTAGGCTTGTTGTTTCATCTTGGTGGAACTCACAAGATTGGTTCGGATGGACCCAAGAAACAAAACAAAATAACACCTGCAATTTGGTTGGTAAAATTGAAGTCGTTGAAGCGCGGGCAAGTATGCCGTCGAACAAGAACCCCCATGTTTTGAAAGGGGTAGGGATGGATTTCCCGCATTACGAAATGATAGAAGAGCAGTCGGGAGTGGAAACTTCTCAGAATGTATCGTTCGTAGAACCACCGGAAGAGTTAACACAAATAATCGGTGGTCCAATGCCGGAGGCTAGGTCGCCTCCAAGTGACTGCTCTTTGGGCCAGTTCTTAAGTCGCCCATTAAAAATAGCGCAGTACGGATGGGGAAATACAACATTCGCGCAAAACCTTGATCCTTGGAATGAGTTGTTGAATAATAAAAGAATATCAAACAGGATCTCAAATTACAGGCTTTTCAGAGGCAAGTGTCACATTAAGATAATGGTAAATGGTAACGGTTTCTATTATGGTAAACTCATGGTGAGTTATTTACCGTTCTCGCTTCAAGACAATAGGACGAATACAGCAGAGACTGTTCCTTTAAATAGGATTACGATGTCTCAGCTTCCTAAGGTGTTTATAGACCCTACGACGAGTGACAGTGCTACTATGGTTCTCCCGTTCTTTTATCCTATGGATTATGTAGATTTATTGAACGGATCAGTTAATAGGAGTCTTGGAAGACTGCATTTTTACCAGATAGCGCAACTGCAACACGCTAATCAAGATATTGCCGTGACTGGAGCACAACTTACAGTCACTGTGTACGCGTGGTTTGAAGATGTCGAGTTGGCTGGTCCAATGCACTTAAATGCTACAGGCATCACCCCTCAGTCTAGCACAGAAAACGAAACGGTATCAAAGCCGGTCTCGCAAGCGTGTACTGCTGTTGCGAACGCAGCGCACCATTTGGCACCATTACCAGGGATAGGAAAATATGCATTGGCGATTGAAGAAGCAGCAAGAATGACTTCTACTGTCGCATCAGCATTGGGTTTTAGTTCTCCTTTGGATTGCGTGGAGCCTCACAGGTATCAACCGAGGTTCCTAGGAAACACATGCGTTGCAAATACCACTGACAGTTCTATGAGATTATCTTTGGACGTTAAGCAGGATACGACTATTGATCCTACTACAGTTGGGCTTGGTTCGTCGGATGAGTTGGCATTTCAGAAGATAGCGAAGATTGAAACATTTCTAAATACCTTTCGTTGGACAACATCTCAACCTGCCGAGACCCTTCTTATGAACTATAGGGTAACTCCAATGCAGTATGGATCTTCTGGTTTGGGTATTGTGAACTATCCTACTGCGATGTGTGGGGTAGCCATTCCTTTCAATTATTGGAATGGATCTATAAAGTTTAAATTCCAAATCATTTGTTCTGCGAATCATAAAGGCCGTTTAGCTATCGTATATGATCCTTCTACGACACCAGATCCAGTTGGGTTAGAGAGTAACGTGGTGTACATGGAAATTGTTGATATATCGCAAAATAGAGAGTTCGAAATTGTGATCAATAACCACCAACCGCGTCAGTGGATTCGAATTCCTGATGATTGGTTTGGACTTATTCCCCCGCCCTTTAGTTCTTCCCGCTTTACTACAGTTGACGAGATATACAATGGTACTCTATCTGTACATGTTCTAAACAACTTAACATCACCCAGCAGTGATCCAGTGATTGGTGCTGCAATTGATATAGCGTGTTATGTGTCAGCAGGAGATGATTTCCAGGTCGCGAACCCGAGTGGGCGAATGTCTGGGTATCTTGACTACAATGGATCAGGTTCTGAGGGAATTGAGCCACAATCTGGCATGTCTGAAACTATGTCGTCAGATATAACTACTTCACATGATATGCCTATGGCTGATAAGCAGATGAGGGTCTACCAGGGTGAGAAAATCGAAAGTTTCCGTATGTTACTTAAACGATACAATGCCTACATGAGAGTAGTTGAAGAGGATCCGTTTATGATATGGACAGTTCTGCATCAAGGCTTTCCTGCTACTGCAGGAGGCTCACAAGGAATCCCAACAGGAGGTCCGTCAAATGTCGTCGGTTTTACGTTGATCCAGTATCTGATGGGTGCTTTTGCAGGTTGGAAGGGTTCCTTTAGGTGGAAAATCATTAGTGATGATACGTATGCAACTATCAATGCGTCTAGGTTCGATACCTCGAACTGGACAGCTGTTCCTTTCAAAAGTACTATTTTTGCAGGAACAACTGCTTTTGATGCAGCTAATGCAACTGCGGCTCTCACTAACAACGCCTTGATGAACGGCGCAGTTATGACACACACTTCGATAAACCCCGCGATCGAAGTTGAAATACCGTACTATTCACAGTACAAATTTGTAGCGGGAAAACCTCGTGCATTAAACGAAGCGTTTCTAGGAGCGTATGCACAGGAGTTGAGAGTAATGATGGAAAGACGCTTCCCACTTGGGAGTGTCGCCACCTCGGAAACTTATTATGTTTCAGCAGGTGAAGATTTCACGTGTTACTTCTTTACAGGAT